ATCGTTCTTGATATCCGAAGACGTCTTCGTCGGCTGCTGAGCCTTGTAAATAAATTTCTTTATTTAAGATCGCTTGTTCGCCTAGTTCTTGAAGTTTTGGCCAAAAGTAGTCATATCGAGTAGATCGTGACCACATTTTGTTTAGTCCTTGTTGATAGGTTATGTCAGCTCTTGAGCATGCGTATCCGAAGATATAACCGTGCTCAACAAATGAATGCGTAAATCCGATTCCAGAACCGGAAGCGGTTGCGAATGCAGCAAGTTGTCCTTGGGGGTTTGCTCCAGCTGTTGGCGCAGTTTGCGCAACAGGGTGAGAGTTAATTTTGATTTGTCCGCCGCCGAGATATTCAGCACGTTGAAGACGGAAGTCAGGACTTGTAACGTTGAAGTGGGCTTTAAGAATTTCGACATAGCGTGTTCCTCCACGAGCGTCCAGTTCTAGTAATCCTTGAACTTGGAAAGCTTGACGTAATTGGTTGATGGTTGCGGCAGAAGCTGTGGATAAGTCTGCGTATAACGAGCCATTAGGGTCGTATGATGCTGATGCGCCGCCGACAGTAAGAGAGCCGCCGGATGATGCAACGGTACCGCCTAAATTTGAATTTGATCCTGCGGCTTTAAATAAGCCTGAATTGCCAGTGGCGGTACGGAGTACGGGTGCAGTTAGTCCTAAAGGTAAGTTAACGGCGTCACCTTTTTGAGGCCATGGTAAGGCGCTAGTGAAGTAATCGTGACGTTTACCGCGTTTATATAAATCGTAATAAGTATATTCGTCTGGACCATTATCTGTGCGAACTTCAACAGGGTCTTGTAGGTTTTCGTCGCGAAACCATTGATTTTGGATTAAGTTATGTCCGCGTAAAGGTAAAGCATTAACCATTATAGAATTGATGCCAGTTGGGATTCCCATTTTGTCGAATACTGAGCCTACTGCTGCAGCAGTTGTGATATCACATTGAGGAATTACGAAGTCAGTTGAGTCTGTAGGTTTATCTTGGGCTCCGTTAAAGCGTTCCCAGTTTTCCCAGACTAGACGATTTGGTACAAAGAAAAAGAAGAAGTCGACGTATAAGTTATCCATGATTGGGACTTTTTGAGTAGCTAGACGTTGAAATGTAGATAAGTTCATGTTGACTGTGTCGCCTGGCAATACTTCGTCAACGAAGATTGGAGTGATGTAGTCGAAGTTGTATGTGTCTTTTACGGTAAATGATCGGTCGAATTGTGACCGTGCCATTTTTACGTCAGGCGTGCTGGCGAATGAGTGTTGAGATGATCTGTTTGAGTTAAGCATTTTTTTCCTTATAGTTTTAGATTTTTTTGAAGCTTTTCGAAATTTTTTCGAAGTATTATTTTTTTAGCTTCAGTTTGAGTTATTTGTAGTTTCATGCGTTTTGATAGACGTTCGTCGTTTATTTTAAATTCTTTTTCAAGTCGTTCCTCCTCGAGTTTTGTTATTTTGTTGATAATATTTTGTTTGGTTTTAATCCGGTACTGAGTCCATGCTCCTGGTTGTTCCTTTTGCAGCCATTTTTCGTAATAGCGCGGGATACCCGCTTTGGACCCGTCCGGTAAGATTACATAACCATGATTAAAGACATCTGGCCAGTATTTTTCTAGCCAAGTTTTTCCGATGGCGTGCTTGTTCGATTTCTTGGATATGGGTTTGTAGTCGTGTTGGTCATCATGACCATGTACAAGTTTTTTAGCTGCGTAGCGGGCGCAGTATCCGGCAGATTCCAAAGTGACGGAGCCGACATCTGATTGACCATACGGCCATAGAGTTGTGAGCTCAGCAGAAGAGTAGATTTTATCTCCTCTGTGGTTAGAGTATTTATATATGCAATCATGAGGTCTGTAGTTGAATATGATTGCGTGCCAGTGGGGTCGTTTGTTGATTTCACCGTATTCTCCTGTGACGAATACACCGATGTTAAGGTGTGGGTTTTTTCTTCTAAGACGTTTCATAAAGTCTTGAAAGTGTTTGTATATTAGTTTAGGTGACACCAAGTTTTGATCGTCGTAAGTGAGGGTTATGAATGAATTTTGTTCGTGCATTTGAGCTTCGTGAATGCAGCGGATAGCCCATTGACGGGCATATTCCAACCGGCAAGAGATGCACTTTCCACAAGGGAGTTGAAAAGGTGCGAACTCTTTGCTATACTTTTTAGGAGACCAGCAAATGGTTTTTCCGTCGGATAAGAAGCCGACAGTTTTGGGGCTTGTACATGGCATTGTATGAGCCCTTTTTTATTTGGTAAGGTGTGATGTTATTAGGCCTAATGAGAGCATAGTTAATGCTAAGGCCATTATTGCGATATAGTCCATTATAAACGTATTCCGCCGCGCATAGAGCGAGGAGAGTGATTTTTAGGATGTGCGCCAGAAGAGCGCTTAAAAGTTTTTCTAGACTGATTTTTGCTGATTGCTTTTCTTTTCATCTTTGTTTTTCCTTTTGAAGATTGCTTGGTAGATTTTTACAAGCATATTGATAATTTCTAGGTAGGGCAAGTTTTTCATTTAATGTGCTCCTTTACTAGGCTTATCGGTAGGTCTAGGTTTTACTAAAGGTGTCACCTGGCAGTAATACAACAAGGAAGGTATTACTGCCTGGTTTTTTATTGAAGCGGTCGGTTAAGGACTTGGACAGCTTTGATTATATGCTGTGGCGTATCAATTGGGGTCGTTTTTCCGGTTTCGTTGTCGAAGTCACCGATGTAGTAAAGATCGAAGTCTTCCGGAAATTTTGAGATTGATGATTGAGCATCTTGCGCGAGCATTGTGAAGTCGCGCTCGGCTTCGCCGTGTGTTTTTTTGTAGAAAGGTTGAGTGAAGAACTCAGCTTTCGCGTCACGGATTGAGTAGATTTTTTGTTTCATGATTTTTCCTTTTGTTTTGATCAGGCTCGATTGCCTGAGTCGTTTCCTAATATGAGATATTAGGCGAGTTTGTAAAGTATTTTATTTTTGTTTTGTATTTCTTCCATGGGGAAGGGATAGCCGGCGAATCCCCATCGCGCTAAAGCTTAGGGGGCTGCCGGCTGAAATCTGTTTACAGATTTGCGCTCAGTCGTCGCTGTTGTCTAAGAGGGTACGGAAGCGGGTTGAGAGGGTACGGAAGCGGGTTGAGAGGGTACGGAAGCGGGTTGAGAGGCTTGTTGAATTATAGTTTCGTTTGTTTGAGTTTGTTCGTTTTTGTTATTTATTAAGCCTAATTTTATTGCTTCCTCTTGATTTGTTGCATCTTCCATGAAGGAGATGAGTTTTTGTGGGTCGTTCGCGAAGCGAGACCGTATATTTGATGGTAAGTTTTCGAAAGCTTGAGAAGCTTCGATGATTGTGTTGAGTGAAGTTTGGTAATCTTGGACGTTAGATACGTCTAAGAATTTACCTACTTTTTGAGAGAGTGGTAACTCTCCTGTATGTTTGTATGTTTTGATAATGTTGTTGATGTCACATTGATCTTTGAATTGTTGTTGAGTCATAGTTTTTTTGTTGTTGATTGTGACGATTTTGATTGTTCCGTTTTCGCGAGTGCTGATTTTTTTCATAATTTTCTCCTAAAATTTTGGCATTTTTATATAGCGTTGTTTGTTTGGGTTAGTTGGTGGTGCTTTTAGTACTGGTTTAAAGTCTTTTGGGTCATTAGCTGAAGATTTGAAAGCTTCTTTTGCTTTTCCCCAAAGTTCTTTGAGTGATTGGTAGGCATCATTAGTCATTTCAGCTTTAGGAACTCCAACGGATTTGACACGAGTATCCATGTCGATATTTTTTCGTTGAGATTCCATTAGTTTTAGTTCTTGTGATTGCTTTTCCATAGCGTTTTGAAGTTGTTTCATTTCCATAGCTGTTGCCATTGCTGATTTAACAGGATTTTCCATTGTGGCTGATGCGCCTTGTGGAGTTGATGAACCTGCGTTGGCTGATAGTATAGGATTGAGGCCTGCTGCTTTTAAGTCTGCAACTTCTCTTTGATGAGCGGTTGAAGACATACGTTCTTGAAATGCCATTTGATCTCTTGCGAGTGCGGCATTTTCTTGATTGGCCATATGTTGTCCGATGCCTGTAAGGCCTGCGGTTGCAAGTGCAGTTCCCCATCCTGAGAATGCGCCGCCTCCGGCAGCTCCTGCTCCTGCTGCGCTTGTGGCTCCTGCTCCTGCTGTTCCGGCAGCTCCTCCTCCGTAAGCCATACCGGCTCCTCCTGCTAGGCCTATGCCTGCTTGTGATTCGTAGTTAATGCCGGTTGCGTCTTTTATGAGACCGGCAGTAGCCCCCGTTAGGGGGGCCACTGTGTTGACAAGGTCTTCAAAGCCAAAGCCCATTAGAATTTTCCTAATGTGACAGGCATTGAATAGACTTGCATAGGGCGAGTGTGTTTGTACTTTATCCAGTAATCTGCGATTAGATTTGGTGCATCAGTTACGGCTAACGCTCTATCGATTGGTGTGTTTTGGACGATGAAGACATCATTTAGAGTTGGTAGTGTGCCGAACTCTTCGGCCATGTGCCAGTAGTCTAATGAAGTTGCGTATGTGCTTCTAAATTCGCCTTTAATTTGAGATGGCATGTAGCGATATTCAGCATATCGTTCTTGATATCCGAAGACGTCGTCGTCAGCTCCTGAGCCTTGTAGATAAATTTCTTTATTTAGAATTGCTTGTTCGCCTAGTTCTTGAAGTTTGGCCAAAAG